AAGCTCTACGCTGTCGGATACCGTGCCCCGGAAGCGCCGCTCTATACTGATTTCCGCATCGTTCAGCCAGCGCCAGCCGTCAACGAGGTCAATTCTCACCTTTTCGCCGCCGCCTGAGATGGGCTTGATGTTGTCAATTTTTCCAGTGAAAAGCGTGTATTCCGTGCCATCTGCAACCGTCACGGCTTTGATCTGACATAGTCGCCCTGGTTTCACGTTCCCGTAAAGCGGGCTGGACGTGTTGTACGGGTCGTACCGCCGCGAACGGTTCTCAAGGGTAAGGGAGGCTGTCCCTTCCTGGAAGTTCTCAAATTTCTCTCCGGAGGGAGAAATGTAATACCGCCTGCCCCTGCTCGTCTCCAGTCCGGTGACGTATTGCGCCTCGTTCGTGCCGTCCAGCACCCCGTCCCCGTTCCAGTCAAATTGAATTGACCAGACCAACTCGCCCGTGAAGGTCGGCTGCGGGCCAGGGCCGCCCGTGCCGTAAAGCGTGCTTGTGCCGTATCTAAACGCGCCGTATTTCGCCATTTACTGCCTCGCCCTTCTGACTTCCGCCTGGATGATGGGGGCCAGGATGTTTTGGATTTCATCGCGGTTTGCCGTGTTCACGGGGCTGTTGATGTTGACAATCACGCCGTTTCCAGCGCCTGCCCCGAATCCCAGTAAGCCCTCCAAAGAGGTTGCGCCTAAATTTCCAGAGCGCCGCGCCTGCCGCGCCTTGATGTCTGCGTCAAGTGAAAGAACCTGCTGGTCGCTCCACGTTCCAAAAGCTTTACCGGAGATTGCGCCCAACATGAGCATACTATCCCATGCCGCTTCCGCGTTGTCTGCGATAAATTTGAGGCCAGCCGCGATTGCCATGATGGGCAGTACGATGGTTGTCAGCGCCGTACCCAGGGCCGTGATAGCCGCCGTCCCACCCGCAAAAGCGCCGCCTCCAGCGCCAGCCGCCCCCGCTGCGCCTGCTCCACCGAAAAGGATGGATAGTTCTGTCATCAGCTTGACGATGTTTAGGACAGGCCCGGCCAGTCCCATGACACCCAGCGTAATCGCGCCAAAGCCAATGGTTGCCTGCTTTGCGCCGTCTGGCATGGAGTTGAAAGCGTCGGTCAGGAATTTGACAGCAGGCACGACGGTATCTTTCAGGATGGAGGCCATGTCTTTCATGACGGGAAGTAAGGCCTGAGCAAGCTCGGCTTTCACGCCTAACATGCTATCCTCAAGGTCATCCATCGCCATCTCGTACTCGCGGGTCTTTTTGTAGGCTTCGTCCGTCACAATCAGGCTTTCATCAACCGCGCTTGACTGCTCCCGTATCGCGTCCCCGCCAAGTTTCATAATTTCAGCCATCGCCATGCCGGAGCGCCCGAAGGTGTCCATCAGGAACTGCGAACGTTGGAGGCCGGGCTGGAGCTTCAAGTACTGGTCAGAAAGCTTTGCGAGGCTTTCTGTTGACGGGTCAAAACCTTTACGCGTGGCCGCTTCCAGCGCCGTTTGAAGGTCGCCAAAGCCAATTTTCAAATCGTCTGCCACGTTCGCGAGGCGGGAGCTTTCTTCCATCGTTGCGCCGGTCAGGTTGGACAGGTCTTTGATGCTTTGCGTATAAACCGCAACCTCATCCACCGCGCCACCGATTGACCGCGTGATACCATTGAAAGCCCGGCCTGCAAGGTTGGCAATGTCGCCCATGAGCTGAGTTTTTAGGATCGCGCCCAGACCTTTTGCCTCATTGGCAATGTTTTTGAGCGCCCCTGATGCTTGATCGTTTGCCTTGACTGTGATTTCTATCGTGTTCGCCATTATTTTTTAGCCTCGCGTTTGGCTTTCGCTATCTGCATGTTACGGAGCGTCACCCATCTGTGATACCACTTGTAGCTAAAGTGTTCTTCAATCTCCCAGGGTGGAACGCCCCATTCCGCAGCCGCTTCCAGCACCCCAACCCACGCCGGCGGTTTTCCGCCATGTTCAAGCGCGGCAATTAGCCGCCGGCGGTCGTAGGGGATACGGCTTCATCCTGTGCGCCCTTCAACGCCTCGGCGAAACGGTTGATAAGCTCGCGGCTTTCTTTGCCGGTCAGGTTGCGGATTGCCTCGCTTGCCTGTTCAACGGTCACGGGGTGGCCGTCCACCTCTGAGACCATTTTGGCGATGATGCCCCGCGCAACGCGCAAGCGGTTGGCCTCGCCTTCCTGCAAGGCTTCCTGTTCTGCCCATGTCAATCTATCCGCGTCAAAAGTAAATTTGAAGTCCATCTGTAACCTTTCTACACGAGGGTGGCCAGGGTGTTGCACACGAGGATGTTTGCGAACAGGTCGGGGTTTGGCGCGGTAGAGAAACGCGCCCGGAAAGTAACCTGTACGGTGTTGTCGCCGTCTCCGTCCTCGCCCATCGGTTCGATGCTGTCAATTTTGGCAGCCATATTGATACGCAAAAGCTTCGTGGTGTACGTGCCGCCCGTGCCAGTCAAGGCGGATCCGGTGATGACGATTGACACGAGACGCTCAGTCCCTGCCGCAAAATCATCCTTACGCGCAACGGCCACCGCGTCATGTTCAAAAGTCACTTTGAGCAGGATTTCAGGCATGACGGTTTTTGAGAAGCTGAAAGCCTTCGAGCCGTCGCCAGTCCAGACAGGGACAACGCCGGTTTTCACGGAAAGGTCAAAGCCTAAAAACGTGTTGGTTGCCCGGGTTGCCCCGATCGTGCCGTTAGCCGCGTCGATGTAGAGTTTCGCATTCTGGAAGAGGATTTCTTCCACGTCCGTCAGAGACAGGCTCGTGAAAGTTGTCTTTGTCCGGTTGCGCCCAAACCAATCAGCCGATAACTTGACGGCCTCGCCAGCCGCGCCGGTCAGGTTGAAAGAGCGCACCTGTGCATACTCAACTTCCTCGGCCTGTGTGTTGTCGCCTGCTTCGATGGTGTAACTTTTCAGCGTCTTTGCCGCTGTGGTCGGGAACGTGTACAGGTAGGTGTATCCGTTGGTCGTGCCTCCGTTGCTCGTGCCTGTCACGACATCCTCAACGCCTGCCGATAACACATAGCCCAACTGTTCGAAAGTCGCCTCGTGTTCTGGCATGGAGACGTTCACCACTGTTTTTGGGATATAGGCGCGGTTCGTGCCCGACAAATAGCCGACGTCCTCAACGGGGAAAACCGGCTTGCTCTGGTCATCAATCACGGCCAAACCGCGATAAATGGCGGTCGCAGCTACGGCTGTACCCGCCGATGATTCAAGCCCGATTTGGGCCTTACGTAACATTCTGATACCTGCCATGCTGTACCTCCTAAACGGTTACTCTGGTTTTTAGCCCGTTGACTGTCCAACGAAAGCCGATTGTCTGCACCTCGCCCCATGCCATAGGCACGAGACCGGATGAAGTGATGCCCGAAAATTGGATGACGTTATCCAAAAGCGCCCTGAATATGGCGTTCGGGACTGTCTGCGCGTAAGGGATGGCTCGCTCGTAGGCTGTGACAAGCGAAGGCTCCCGCATCACGTGAAGCTCTACAATGACGCTTTCAAGGTAGAGCGCCTCGCCCGTTGCGCCGTGGTCGATGGTTGCGGGGCCAGGCCATGCAAGGAAAAACGGACCGACCGCAGGCATTCTGTCATTCAGCACAGAAGGCGCGGCCTGCACGCCGTCAAGCGCCCTCAGTTTGTCCGTGATAAGCTCGATGGTATCCTGGATGTCGCTCATGGTGTCACCTTTTGAAACTGCGATAGCAGGAGCTTCACGTCAGGATCGAAGCTCGTGATGGTGGTCACGCTTCCAAACTCAGCCGCGCCGGTGATGCCAAAGGGGGCGTCCCGCCGTTTGAAAAGCCTCACCGCCTGGAGGATGCACGCCTGCTTGACCTGCGCGGGGATCGCCGAAAAGCCAAATTTCCCGTCAATTTCCACGCCCCGCTCGTGTGTCGGGAAGCCCTTTGTCCCCCAAACGGGAACATCAAGGCGCATAACCGGCCAGCCGTCAAGGCTTGCATTATACGGCCATGTCTGATAGTCGCTCGTTGCCCACGTGGTTTCATATGTACCATCCGCGTCATCGTCTGTTTTCAGGGTCGTGATGCTTGCGATATCGTCCGTGTAAAGTTCGCAGACACGATCAGCCGTGAAATACCGCTTCTCGTCCGTCCCGTTGGCATAAAAGCGCCTCCGGCAAAACTTGTCAATCATCCTGGAGACGGCTTCGACGATGCTCTCAATTGATGCGTCATCCTCGGTGTGGGTGGTGTCTATGATCGTAACCGCAGAACCCGCCGCTGAGGTGGTCACGGTTTCGGTGACGGTCAAAGCTGTTGGGTTCGATGTCACCACCGTAAACGCCCGATTATTCCCTGCCTGCGCTGAGCCCGATACCGTGATAATCGCACCCTTCACAAACCGCGCAAGGTTTCCGCCTGTGTCCGTGATGGTGTTACCGGTGGAGGCAAAGCCGATCGTTGACGCGGTAAGCGAACGCGCCATAAGCAGGGCGTCTCTAATCTCTTGCAAGGTCGCGTGACCGTTTGTGATGGTCATAGGCTTTTTATCCTATCCAAAAACCGGCCAAAAAGCGCCGGGAATTTGCTCAAGTATTCATGATAAGCATACCACGTTTTGCCCACCTCTGCATGACTTTTTTCAAGGTGCGCGTGGTCGTCTGTCAGGCCGTAAAGGTGATATTCGTTATCGTGGATCATTTTTCCGCGCGTCAGCACAGGCGTGCCACAAAGCAGGGCTTCTTCAACTACGCTTGTCTGCGTTCGCCAAACAACCGTAAAAAGCGATTGCTTGAGAAGCCCGGCCATCTC